ACCTCCAGCTCGCCGTGCCCGCGCTTTGGAACTGGTACAGACATGTCTTTCCTCCGGGTTCACCGCCCCTTGCGGGGCGGTGATTTGGTCGATGTTAATAGATGACGCAAGCCGGGGCCGGCCTAAGCGCGTTCGTCGCGTAGTAGCTGACGGCGCCGCCGCTGGTGGTCACACTCCACGCAAGATTCGCGAGGCCGCGATACGCCGAACGCAGGCGGACGTACTGAGCACTGGTGTGGTTCTCGTAGGCGTACCGGATGTGCGCCGGGTTTGCTCCGCTGCCGCCCTGGATCTGCGGGCTGTTCAGCCCCAGCCGCTCCTTCCAGTATTCCCAGTAGGCGCCCTCGACGCCGCTGGCCTGCGGCACGATGTACTCCTGCTCCAGGGACGGCAGGAAGAACTTGTCCACCACGTCCTCACTGGCTCCGATCTCGCTGTCGCTCACCGTATTGAGGGCCGTGGTGACCTTGATGGGCCGGATCACTTCCAGGAAGTCCTGCGGCAGTCCGGCCATGAACCCCTGGACGGTGGCCAGCTGGTCGGGCCGGTGGTCGAAGGGGTTCTTCTGCTCCCACCATGCATCCTTCCCGGCGGCGCTGTTCAGCCACTGACGGATCGCGCTGTGGGCGTACCGGTTGTAGCCGTAGGCGGCCCGCTGCATGTTGTTGATCCCGCTCTCCGCGTACTTGGTGCTGCTGCTGAGCACGCCCAGGTCGGTGCCGCTGGAGCTTTCCACTTCCGTCAGCTCCAGGATCTCCGTTGGCGTGTCCTGCAGCCCGTTGGCGAAGGTCCGCACCCGCCAGTTGGCCGGGGCCGTGTCCGGCAGTCCGCTGGTGTTGCTGCTCGCCGTGCCCAGCAGCAGCTGCCCGCCCGCGGGGATCTCCTGGGTGGTGGTGAACTCGTAGATCTTGTCCTTGACCACGTTGTTCCCCCAGGCGTTGCCCATGGTGAAATAATAAGTTCCCGCCGGCATCGCCGCCTCCGGAACATAGAAGGCGTTGTTCCCGCTGAACTGGATCCCCGTCAGCGCGTAGTGGCTCTGCAGCCACATGGCGTTCTGGTGGGTGTTCCCGCTTCCGTCCACCACCGGCCCAAAAGAAACCACGTCAAAGGGCAGGTGGTACTCCGCCTCCGCGCCGGTGTCCGGTTTCCAGGTGATGTCGATCTGATCGCCGATCCGGAAGAACTCCCGCGCCTTCCCGGCCTTGACGATCTCCTGAACCTCGTGCATGTTGCTCAGGTCAATGTTCTTCGCGTTGGCGATCGCGATGATCTCCAGCGCCCTGGCCACTCTTTCGGCCTTATTGCCTTCCCAGATGCTGACCCCCATGTTTTTCTCCTCTCTGCGTTATGCCGCCGCCGTGACGGTCACCGTCGTGACCAGTGTTTCCGTGTTCGTGACGATCGTCAGCACGTCCCCGGTGTCCAGCGTCCGCGTCTCGGTGATTGTGTCCGTCCCGAAGGTGAACACGTCCTCCCGCTCTACGGTGGCTCCGGCCTTGTGCGTGATCTTCTGGACGTTCCCGTCCGCGTCGAAGGTGATCTCCTGCGTGGTCCCCGGCAGCATCTCCGCCAGCAGCCTGTAGTTATCCGCCAGCGCGATGCCCTGCGCCTGGGCGGCCCAGTAGGCGGCGTTGTTGTGCCAGGTGGGGTCCGTCTCCGGTACGGCCTCGCCCCCGCGCTGGCCTACGGCCCAGGCTTCCGCGTCGGACGCGCTCTCCGCCGCGTTGGTCTCCGCCTCCACGGCCCGCGCCGTCCCTTCTTCGACGGCCTGCCGGACCGCTTCCTCCGCGGCCTCCTCGATGATGGCCCCGGCCTGCTGTGCGTAGTATTTGCTGTTATTGTGGTAGGTCTGGTCGGTTTCGCTGACGGGCACGCCCTTCCGCTCGCCCACGGCCCAGGCTTCCGCGTTGTTCTCGCTCGCGGCGCTGCCCATGTCGACCTCCATCTCGATCTCGATCGTCGGGTTGACCTCCACGTCGATTCCATCAGCCATGCCTTTCTCCTCCTTCCCGTCAGATCAGCGCCGTGGTGGCCTTGATCCGGATCACGTGGTCGTCCTCCGGCGTGCTCACCCCGCTGCCGTTGACGATCTTCTGCTCGCTGTCGTAGACCGGGTCCGTCGCCGCCGTGATCGCGTAGGGATAGTCCCCGGCCGGCAGGTAGTCCGTGTCGGTGTTCACAAACGGCACCTCGATCCACCCGTCCACCACCTGGCAGATGGCCTCCTTCACCGGCGTGCCGTTCGGGTAGGCCATGCAGAAGTACACCCGGTCATTATTCCCGAAGCTGTAGCCCGTCAGCCGGATCCGGACGGTCCCGGTGTTCCCCTTGTGCATCAGGATGGTCCGCTTGTCGTCGGCCAGCTTGAACATTTCCCGTCACCCCCTGTTTGTTTCTTCCTTGATGTAGGTGTCCACCGCGGTCTCCCTGGTGCCCGTGTTGTGGCGCACCATGTACAGCTTTCCCATGTACCAGGCTACGGCCCGCCGGTCCTCCAGCACGCCGCCCACCCACAACACGTCCGGCACGCTGCCTCCCGGGTCCTCTCCGGCGTATTCCGCCACCGCGTCCCGCGCAAACTCATACATCTGGGCGCTCGTCATCGTCTTCACCCGCCTTTTCCGCTTCTTCCGGTTCCGTTTCTTCCTGCTCGGCTGCCGCCCTGGCGGCTTCCTGCTCCGCCTCTTCCCTGGCGGCCTGTTCTTCCACGCTGTCCATGAACGCGACGCACTGTTTCAGGTCGCTGATCACGTTGGAAACGGGGATGCCGATTGTTTCGATCTCCGTCATCGGCACCTTGATCCCTTCCAGCACGGGGATGATGTGTTTGATCACTTCGTTGACGGTCATGCGGTCCTCCTTACGATGTTTTTCTGTAGTATGTATTGCTGTTCGTGGTTCCTGGGTTCCTCAGGTTGGTGATCGCGGTCCCCGCGGCGTATCGGACCACGGCGCCGCTGCTGTTCGAAACGTATGCCCACTGGGAGCTCCCGCGGTTCGTGCCGGTGACCTGATCCCCCCGGCCTGTCACGGAAGATCCGTTGCCGGGGTACCAGTCTTCGGATTTGGAAAGGTAGTAGGTCAGGTCATACCCGGTGCTGACGATCGAGTACCACGTCCCGCTCGGGGTTTCGCTGGATGTGTGCCGCTTAAAGCGGACGGCGTTCCCGCATACGTTGATGGACTGTTTCGTTCCGCGCCCGGTCACAGTGCTGCCGTTCCCCTTGTAGTGCGTATAGGCGTCTCCGGATTCGTACAGCTGCGTGTAGGTGTATTTGTATTCGGTCCCGATGGGCGTGATGGATCCGTATGCGGTCCCCTGCAGCGTGACCGACGCCAGCGTGAACTTTCCCTCCCCGTCGGCCACGCCCGCGTCGTATGCCTGCGTGCCGCTTACGGCTGTGTCCATCTGGTCGTCGTCGCACAGGGCCTTCGCGGTATATTTGTGCGTGCTCGAGTCGTAGGTGATCGCCGCGTCTATCGAGAAGCTGATCGGGAAGGCGGTGCCCCCGGTGCCCTTGGTAATCTTCAGCACCCCGCCGCTCTTGGTATAGGATCCGGTCGCGGAGTTGTAGCCGGCGGTCTTTCCTGCGTCGTATGCCTGCGTGCCGCTCTCGGCCGTGTCCATCAGGTCGTCGTCGCACAGGGCCTTCGCGGTGTATTTGTGCGTGCTCGAATCGTAGGTGATCGCCGCGTCGATCGAGAAGCTGATCGGGAAGGCGGTGCCGCTGGTGGATTTGGTAACCTTCAGGATGCCGCCGCTCTTGGTGTAATCGCCTTTGGCGACGGCGTACCCGTCGGTGTGCCCCTGGTCGTAGGAGCTCGTCGTATTGAAGTGCATCTCGTCCGAAAAGACGGTCGTCCCTTCGGTGTCGTCCACGTCCAGCGTCACCGTAAACCCTTTTTTATCGTCGTCCCAGGTAGCCTGTCCGTGCGGCTGGATGGCGTCGATCTGCTTGGAGTAGAACGTCTGGTTCTGCGGAGTCAGAACGGCTTTCGCCATGCCGCCACTCCAACTCCAGTCTATGGATGTGACGGCCCGGCTAAAATTTCCGGCGCTTGTCCAGTCGCTCGAATAAAAGTGCTTTTTGTACAGGGTGTAGGTGTTCTCACCGCTCAGCTCGACCTTTACATTCGAAACGGCGTCGGACAGGTCCATGGAGTACTCGCCCTGGGTGAAGTTGGTGCACTCCAGGTTCCGGATAAAGGCGTAGTTGCTGGAGAATACTGTCGACCCGGAAAAAAGGCTGTTGATACGGTCCGCGGTCAGCTCGCTGGCCTTGACGTACCCGTCCACCACCAGGTTCCCGCCGCTGATGCTCACGTTTCCCAGCTCGACGGCCAGCTGCGTCCCGACGTCCCCTTTGGCCACCCGCAGCGCGATCTGCCCCGCGTTCTGGTTGATCTGGCTCTGCAGCCCGCTGGCGGTGTCGCTGATGGTGCTCCGCAGGCTCTCGCTGGTGATCTGCAGCTCGCTTCTCGTGCTGTTGATCTCGTTCTGGAACTCCAGCCGCATGCACTGGCTGGTAATCTGGAACTCGCTCCTCGTGCTGTTGATCTCGTTGGTGAACTCCGTCCGCAGGCTCTCACTGGTGATCTGCAGCTCGCTGCGGGTGCTGTTGTTCAGGTTCGTGAACTCCGTCCGCAGGCTCTCGCTGGTGATCTGCAGCTCGCTTCGCGTGCTGTTGATCTCGTTCGTGAACTCCGTCCGCAGGCTTTCGCTGGTGATCTGCAGCTCGCTTCTTGTGCTGTTGTTCAGGTTCTCAAACTCGACCCGCAGGCTCGCCGCGCTCATTTCCAGCTCGCTGCGCAGGCTGGCCGTCACGTCCGTGAACTCGGCCCGCAGCTTTTCCTCTGTCAGGTCGATCTTCGCTTCCATCACGACCAGGTAGCCTTCCGCCCGGGTGACCCGGTTGTGGATCCCGTTCCCGTCCACGATCACCTCGGCGACCCGGCTCCAGTCCACCCCGTCCGGCCCGTGCCCGATGATGGCTTCCGCCACCATCCCCACGTGCTCGTCCGTGTCCACGAACCAGGCATGATCCTCTCCGGCTTGCTTCATGCCGCCCCGGCCGCCGCCGCCCCTTCCGCTGGCCTGTTCCTTCTCCACGTCGCTGACGATGGACGCCAGGTCCGGCAGCTCGTTCCCCAGCGTGACGGTGACCTCTTCCTTTTTCCGGATCTTGTCCGTCACCCGGATCCGGATGATCCGCTCCGTGATCGTCGTCCCGAACTCCGGCAGCGGCACCCGGCATTTCCGGCCGATGGTCAGCCGGTCCAGGCTCTCCCCGGTGCTTTCGCTCAGGTCCAGCCCGCTGATCGTCACGGTCACCTTCGGCTCGCAGTGCCGTTTCAGCCGCTCCCAGGCCCAGGACCGCAGCGAGCTCTCCGTCTCTGCTCCGCTGAAGGTCTCGACCTTCGCCACCATGCCGTAGACGTTCTCGTTCTTGCTGATGTAGTCCCCGCTGATGTGCAGGTCGTCCTTGCCGATCGGGTAGAACCGGGTATACATCCCGCTGCGGTCGATCACCCGCTTCAGTGTCCGGATATTCCGCCCGGCCCGCATCTCGCAGGTGGTCTCGCTGGATATGCGCCGGATGTGGATCCGGAAGGGGATCCGGCTCAGGTCGTATTCCCAGCAGGCGTCCGGGCAGCTGTTCGTCACAGTCTGCAGTGCGGAGAAAAGGGTGTCCCCGTTGAACTTGTAGGGCCAGGCGATGTCGTCAAAGTCAAAGTCGCCCAGCGTCCACAGGCTCTGCCGCGCCAGGATGTACTGGGCCGCGGCTCTCGCGCTGCAGGCGCTTGCGCCGGCTCCGGCGATGTCCTCATAGGTGTGCTCTCCAAAAAGCACCGCGTCCTGCAGCGTGCTGATGATGTGCTCCAGCGTGAGCTGCCGGGTGTCCGTGTTGAAGGTCATGTCCGCGGATCTCGTCCGCCACACGATCCCCTCCCCGGTCCCCGGTTCGTCGTCCAGCAGCCAGCTGCCCACCGGGATCTCCGGATCCTCCGGCCCCAGCTGCAGGGTGGCTGTGCTTTTTCTCTCTTCAAGGCTCAGCCCCAGCGCCTCCGGCATCAGCTTCCGCGCCGGCGTCAGGCTCTGCCCGCTCAGTAGGATCATCAGCAGCCCCTCCGTACTTCTTCTTCATTTTGGCCATCCAGCGCCACACGTTCACGCGCTCCCGGAATCCGTACATCCGTTCCGCCCCTTCCGTGCTGATGGCCAGGATCTTCGCCCGCTCTTCCGGATCCATCCTCCGGATGGGCTCCTCCCAGGGGCGGATCAGCTCCCGGGTATAGTATTCCGCCAGCGCCTCCCGCTTTTCGTCCGGGATCTTCCCGGCGCGGAACTCCACACACGCGTCACAGATCCCCCGCCAGGCCTTCGCGGCGGCTTCCTCCGGCTTCCGCTCCAGGGCGATCCGCGGCAGCACGACCCGGTGCCTGGCGATGTGCTCCCGGTTCCGGGCGTCGTTCTTCCGGTCGCTGGTGCAGCTGCCGGCCCGCAGGCACCACATGTAGATCGGTTCCGGGATCTCCTTCACCCGCTCCGGCCGCAGCTCCATCCCGGCCACGGCATTGAACAGGCTGTCCTCGCTGTAGGCCAGCCCGTCCAGGAACCGGATCTTTTTCTCCTGCAGCCAGCTTTTCCGCCAGATCTTCCCGTGGATAAAGGTCAGGTTCCATCCTTCGATCGTCCGGACGTACCGGCCGGCCATGTCCCGGTTTTCAATGACAATGGGCCCCCAGATCAGGTCCGCCCGCCCCTCGTTGTCCCGGATGGCGTCCAGGATCAGCCGCAGGCTGTCCGCGCTGTACAGCATGTCGTCACAGTCGCAGAACATGATCCACTCCCCGAAGGCCTCATCCATCCCGGCGTTCCGGGCTGCGCTCACGCCACCCTCCGGCACCTGGATCACCCGCTGCACAAAGGGGTATCTCCGCATCAGCATGGCGGCGTTCATCTTGCTGATCTGGCCGTCCTGCACCAGGGTCACGGCGCACTCCTCCCGCGTCATGGCGCGCTGCACATCCAGCATCTGGAACATCTTTTCACATACGACCCACGGCTCCCGCCAGTGGGTGATCACGATCTCCAGCTTCGGCTTCATCCTGTCCGTCCTTTCCTGCCGTTTATCCAAAGCGCCCGGCGCAGCTCAGCTCCATGATCCCGGTCCCTCCGGCGGTGTAGCTCACGGCCTGCACGCCGGGGTCCACGAAAAGGTCGTCGCTGCTGCCGGCTGTCCGCTTGTTCAGCACGCTTCGGCTGCCGATCCGGCAGCGCAGCAGGCTCCGCTTTCCATCGTCCGTATGGTCCAGCCGGAAAGTTTCCCCGCTGGCCAGCCCCAGCCCGGTGAAGCTGATGCGGCTCCCGCCGGCGTGGATCTCCAGGGTGTTGATTATGCCGCTCCCGGTGTTCTTGAAGCTGACCTCCATCACGGTCCGCTGGTTCCCGTTCACGCCGAAGTTCAGCCCGCCGCTGGCCCCGTTGATCCGGGTCTTCACCGGGCTTTCCTCCTGCCAGTAGGGCACGCCGTAGGCGCGGAAGGTGATGCTGTACTGGTTCCGCTGCATCATGTCGCCCTCGCCGGGCAGCTGCGCGGCGATCACCCGGATCCTGCGCCCGGGCTTATAGTTCACGGTCAGCCAGCCGCCGGCTGCGGCCCAGGTGTTCACCTTTTCCAGCACCTCGGCCCGGGCCTGCGGCCGGTAGCTCTTTTCGTTGATGGTAAAGCTCACCACCACGTCCAGGCTGTCCCGGTGGATCCCCGTCACCCGGCTTCCGCTGCCACCCCAGATGCTGGCCGCGTCGATGGTTTCCTTCCCGGCCGCCGGCTCAATTTTCTGGATCAGGATCCGGCTGTCGATGCTGTCCAGCTGCACGCCGTCCAGCGCTGCCCGTCTTTTCAGTATCATCAGGCTAACCTCCGTCTTATGCGTTTCTCGCAGATATGATCTGCGCGCCGATGATCTCGCTCACATAGGGCGCCACCAGGCGGCCCACCGTCGCCCCGTCCAGCGTCACCTTGATCCCACTCACCCCGCTGGCCACGCCGCTGGCCGCGGCGCCCTGGATGGCCGCCGGCAGCCCGTTGAAGTTCCGCAGGTCCGCGCCGGTGATTCCGTTCTCGTTTTTGGTTTCCGTCGCGTTGCCGCCGGTTGTCGTCATCCACCAGTCGTAGGGCAGGTCCTCCAGCTCGTTCTGGTTCTCCGTTTCATCCAGCCGCTGCAGGATCCGGTCCCACACCGCGTCGAAGTCGTCCCCCAGCACTTCCGCCATCCAGTCGAAGGCGCTGGCCTCTTCCTCCCAGGTGTCCACGCCGTTGCTGGCGTTCCGCCAGGCGTCCCACCAGTCCTGCACAGCGTTTTCCTTCTCCTCGTCGCTGTGGGCGTCCAGGTCCACCCATTCCTCAATCTCGTCCCCGTGCTTCGGCCGGCGGTCCTTGTAGATCAGCTCGCCGTTGCCGGGCACGTATACGGTCGGCTTGTCCGCCAGCGGATCCTCCGTCTCTTCCTCCTGGTCCCGCCGCACGTATCCCATGCTCTCCAGGTCGGCGATCAGGTTTTCCAGACTGTACCCGTTCCATCCGGCCCGGTACCGGGCAATCGCCGTGATCGCGCCCTCGTCGCCGGTGATCCGGCCCAGGTCGCCAAAGATCTTGCCCACCAGCTCCAGGTCGTCCTTCCAGTTCGTCGCGGCGTTGGTGCGGTAGTCCTCCCATCCGGCGCTGGTCAGCGTGCCGGTCTCCTCGTTGAACAGGGTATCCCAGTCGTTGTCCGCCGTCTCCCCGGGCTTCAGCAGCGTATACAGCCCGGCCAGCACCGGCACGGCCTTCACTGCGGCCGCCCAGAAGGCTGTCGCCCAGCTGCCGCCCACGGCGGATCCGGCTGCGGCCGCTTCCGCGGCCCCCGTCGCTGCGCTCACGCCCTTGAAGGTTTTGATGGCTTCGATCTGCAGCAGGATGCTGCTCAGCTTCCCGGCCACGGCCCCCAGCTTGGCCAGCAGCCAGATCCCGAAGATGGTCTCGAAGGCGGTCTTCACCTTGTCCGCGTTGTCCACCATCCACTGCAGCGAATCGGCCAGGCTCACCAGGATATCGCCGATCGCGCTGGTCAGCGGGTCGTCGCTTCCCTGCAGGTCGCCTCCCACGTCCCGCAGGATCCCGATGCACTCCTGGATGATCTCCCCCAGCTTGGTGAAGAACTCCTCCACGTTCGTCCGGATCTTGTCCAGGGCGGCCTGCTTCCCGGCGTCGTCCGTCGCGTTCAGGTAGTCCGCGATCCCGTCCAGCGTGCCCTCGACGTTCACCAGCAGGTCCAGGCTCACCCCGCCAAAACCCGCCGCGAAGCTATCCTTCAGGGCCTGCCATTTCTGATCGATGGTGTTGATCTTCACCCACAGCTCATCCATGGTTGCCAGCTCTTCGCTGCTCATGCCGTAGCCGGTCTGGTCTCCGTTGAACTCGCTCCGCAGCCGCGTAATCTCGTCCCATCCGTTCACAAGGTCCATGACTTTGACGCCTTTGCGGTCGCCGAATATCTGCTCATAGATCGGCGTCATGTCGTACCCCTGCTTGGCCATTCTCGACATCTGGTCCATGACGGCCATGGCGTAATCCCAATCGTTGGTATAATTCACATCGCTGATGCCCAGCAGCTCCGTGATGGTCTTCCCCTTGCCGCCCATCACGATTTTGCTGACCGCGCTCTGCAGGTCCTCAAAACTTTTTCCGACGGATCCCACCGCCCGGGAGTACTGCTGGACCGTCTGGGCATCCGTCCCCCAGTATCCGGCGATGTCCGTCCAGTTGTTCGCCTTCGCCGCGGTCGCGCTGATCAGGTCCCACAGCTGCTCCACAGCCCCGGTCACGGTGTCGATCATCCCGGTGAAGATGTTCTCGATCGCGCTGCTCACGCTCTCACCGGCGCTGCCGATGTTCCCCAGGGCGTCCGCCACGCTCTTGGTGGCCACCGTCGCCGCGGCCGCGTCCGTGCTCACGGTCTGGAACCCGCTGCCGACGCCCTCCAGGTCGTTCTTCATGTTGGCCAGGGAAGTCCGGGCGTTGTTCAGCTTCTGCTCCCATTTCGCCACCACGTCGGCGTTGTCGCCGTATTCGGCCTTTGCCTGCTCCAGGGCTTCCCGAAGGGTCTGGACGACCTTTTCCTGCTCCTTGATCTGCTGCTTCAGGCTTTTGACCTTGGCTTCGTTTTTCTGCTGCTCCGTGGCGTTCTTGCCCAGCTCGGCGGTCTCTGCCTTCAGGGCAGTCTGCAGGGTCTTCAGGTTCCGCTGCGCTTCCTTGATCGCCGCGTTGTACTGCTTTTCGCCGCTCAGCACGATCTCCTGTTTGATCTGCTTTCCTGCCATCCGTCCATCCCCTCATTCTTTGCCCGTTTTTGGCCCCTCTGAGCCCTTCCGCCTTCCGGTCGGGCGTTCCGGCCGTTCCGCGCGCCGGAGGCGTCCTGCCGGCCGCCCTGCGCTGCCGGCGGGCTATCCCAGCACGCTCCGCTCCAGCTTCGCCCCGGCCAGCTTCGCGTCATATCTCAGCCGCATCATGTACATGTCCAGCACGTACCCGATCAGCATGTCTTCCGCGTCCTCGTGGCTGATCCCGGCGATCAGCGCGAGCCCGTAATACTCACGGACCCGCCGCCCCCGCCGGTTTACCCGTTTTTTTCTTCATACTCCGCCGCCAGGGCGTCCTGCGGCTCGTCGTCCGCCTCGTTTCCACCCACGGTCTCCGCGTGCATGGTTTCGTCCATGGCTTCCCGCAGCGCCTGCGCCACCTGGTCCAGGTCCGCCAGCGTGCAGTCGTCCAGCACGTCCTCTGGCACGTCCGTCGGCTTTTTCTCGCTCTTTCTCCCGGCGTTCGCCAGGATCCGGAACATCTTCTTGACCATGCTGATCTTCCGCTCCTTCCGGAAGCTGGTCAGCGCTTTCTTCAGGTCTCCGAACTCGTTCTCGATCTGCTCGCTGGCCCACAGGGTCATCCGCAGGTTGTAGGTCACGCCCTTGATGGTGATCTTTGCCATTTTCCTGTCCTCGCTTTCTGTCTGATAAAGGAAAAAGGCCGGAAGGCCTCAGCCCTCCGGCCCCTCTTTTAGGTGGTGATGCCGGCGTGGCCTTTCAGCCAGGCGATGGCTGCGGTCTCGGTCATGCCGTCCTTGTGCGCGTAGAAGCAGACCTCCTCGTCCGCCCCCAGCTGCACGCCCACGCCGTCGCCGTTGATGTTGTCATGCCCGAAGGCCGTCCGGTCGCGCCGCGTCTCCGCGCTGATGCCCTGGTGCGCGAACTGGATCTTGTAGATCCAGTAGCCTTCCCAGGTGATCACGCCCTTGAACCGGTTCGCCATCAGGCAGCCGGCCCCGACAAAGGGCGGGTCGCTTTCGGTCAGCTGCATCTCGCCGTCGGTGCCTTCCTTCAGCCCCAGCACGTCCTTCTTGATCTGGGCGTTGTTGTTGACCAGCTCCAGGATCATGTGCACCGCGGTGGGGATCTTCTCGCTGTCGATCAGGTGGCCGTCAGCGTACTCCTTCTCGTCGGTGCGGTCCTCGTTGATGTCTACCTTTGCCAGGTAGTCGTCCATCATGGTTCCGCCGGTGTACACGATGGCGTTTCCTTCGCCGCCGCTCGCGTACTTCGCGTAGGTGAATTTCTTGCAGGTTGTCTTGGCCATGTCGTGGTCCTCCTCTATTTGTTGATTTCGTCTACCAGGCGGTCGCTTTCGGCTTGCATGGCCTGGGTGATGATCTCCTCAGCCTGGTCGTCTCCGGTGATGAACTTGTCCCCCCGCAGCCGCCGGCCCCGGCCGTAGTTCAGCACGTAGGCTTTGGTCGCGTTCCGGGTGCCCTTGCTGTCTTCGCCCAGGGGGTAAACGTCCTGCGCGCCACCGCCCAGGAACTCCCGGTATTCGTTTCGGCCGATGCTGGCCAGCATCTCGCCCGTGGCTCTCCGGCTCCTGCCGGGGCTCCCGTGGCCCGCGTTTTCCGTCCGTTCGGCCATCCGCTTCTCCGCGGCGCTGGATCCCGCCTCGACGATCTGTTTGATCATCGGCCGGCCCATGCGCTCAAGCTGCCCTTCCAGCAGCTCAAAGCCGTTGACGCGTACCGTCGCCATGGTCAGCCACCTTCCTCCGGCGTCTCTTCCGGATCCGGATCCGGCCAGTCCATCTCGCCCTCGTCGTCGTCCAGCGGGGCCCACATGGTTACGTGCCACCGCCAGATCACCTTGTCCAGGTCGTAGATGTAGTTCCGGCTCACCAGCTTCCACCCGGCGTCGTTTGCCGTTCCGAAGGCCCGCAGCACAGCCTGCACCTTCCGCTTGATCCGGCTTCCGCGGCCGGTGACGCAGACCCACACGTCCACGGCCAGCACCTGGTCGATCATCGTTCCGTCGGCCCACTCGCTGTCGTCTTCGCCCGTCAGCTCCACCGCGCCCCAGTCGTCCGGCCGGTCGGTTTCCAGTACGTCCCTTTCAAAGGTAACGTCCGGCACTCCGTCGTTCAGCTGGTCGATCAGCTGGTCGATCAGATCGTGCTCGTTCATTTACACACCCCCGCCCGTGACGGCCCTGCACTTCAGCCGCATGTAGTCCCGCATGTAGCCCAGGTGGTTCACTTCCAGCACGCCGTACACCGTTTCCCCGTGGCGGATCCGCCAGGTGGTGTCGATGCCTTCCCGCCACCGGATCGTGAAGGTCACCACGTCCTCCGCGTGCACCGCGTGGGCCGCGTAAAACTCCCGGCCACTCACGTCGGCTTTCGCCGCCGGCACGGTGGCCACGTCCACCCATTCGGTGGCGCGCCGCCGGTGTTCCCCTTCGGTCGTATCCGGCCGGATCAGGGTCACCATCTGGCGCAGGTCTCCCGCTTTGATCCTGCTCATCGGTCACCGCCCTTCCGCAGCGCATGCACGCTTGTCACGATGTAGATCGGGACCGCCGCGTTCGGGTCCGCGTTTCCTCTGTTGTCGTACATCCACGCCGCCAGATTGCAGACCCAAAACTGCCACAGATCGCTGTTTTCCTGATTTTGCACCCCGGCTGCTCTGTACCACTCCACGGCCGCGCGGTAACACATCTCCAGGACGGAATCCGGCGTGTCCGGATCGGCTCCGGCAAACCGGCGTACCTTCTCTATCATGCTATCGGCCATGGTCTCACTCCCGTCTTATTTCTTCGCCGCGGCCTTCTTCGTCTGTCCGGTTTCCGCCTTTCCCTCCAGCGCCTTCAGCCGCTTTTCCATTTCCCGGATCTTCTCTTCCAGTTCCTGGATCTTCTCCTTGCTCCGCATCTTTGGCCTCCTGTTAAACAGCCCGGCGGGCCTTAAACCCCGCCGGGC